GCCGCTGGTTGGAGCAGCGCCGACGAACTTTAACTTCGTGAGCGGAGATTACGACAGGAAGACGGGGCTGGTGGGTGACGCCGCTGCCAAGTACCTTCAGACCGGATGGTCGCCCAGCGCCGCTAACCAGAACAACATGCACTTGGCAGCCTATGCCAGCACAATCAATGCGACGGGCGTTAATCAGCACTTGATTGGAGCGTCAAGCCCTAGCGAACTTTGGTACGCAGGGACAGGCGGATCTACTTTTTTTGTGTATCGAGCAAACGACGGCACGGGACAGCAGAACATTGGTACGAATTCCGCTGGCCTTTACGGCTGGTCGCGCTCCGACTCTGCCAACAAGACCATCAGGTATCCATCAATCAGTGTTGTTCAGAGCCAGGCGTCCACTGGCGTTCACACGGGCCCCGTAACCGTCTACGCGCGACCGGGAGCAACCAGCGTGGGGGGGCACCGTCTTGCGTTTTTTACGGCGGGTGAATCCCTTGACCTCGCCGCCCTCGACACCCGTGTCACTCGCCTCCTGAATCTCATCACCTACGCGTTGACACCCGACCTCCCCGAGCTCGTCACAATGGATCTGGACGCTGCGGTCTACATCGGTGGCGTCTATCGCGCTGGAGGGACCCTCGCATGACACAAGCCACTGACCTGGCCCTCGCCATCAACGCCTTCGTTGTGGGCTGCAAGCAGGACCGAATCTGGGACCCGATCAAAGCCTGCTGCATCATGGCTGGCTGGAGCAACCTCACGGGCGCCCTCTACCCCATCAAGGGCCCGGCTCCGACGAATAACGGCTTCGTGAGTGGGGATTACAACAGGAAGACGGGACTGGTGGGGGATGGCAGTAGTAAGCACCTGGGGTCGGGACGCCTGGACAATGCCGACCCGCGCGATTCGCATCACATGTCGGTCTATGTATCAAGTCTGACGACAAATCGGGCCCCTGACTTTTACATAGGCGTCGGAGATGTGCCCAATTCCGGCAGTAGTCTTGGTAGATTCACGACTCCAGATCACTACGGCAGATCGCGGTTTGAGGGCCTCGACTCGTTGACAGCTTCAACGGGGTTCTTTGGTGTCAACCGAGGCTCATCCGCGTCTTACGTTACACGTAACGGTGGCAGTGAGGTCACGACTTCAGGCTCGTCGGTAGCCGCATCTGCTAGGCAGATTGCGGTTTTTGCCCGTAACTACAATCCTGTTGTGGGTAACTATAGTAACGGACGCCTCGCCTTCTACTCCATCGGCGAATCCCTCAACCTCGCCGCCCTCGACACCCGCGTGACCACCCTCATCCAAGCCTTCGCGGCGGTGATCCCATGACGCCTCTCAATGCGCCCGGCCGAGTGCTCCTGCGCCAGACCTGGGCACCAGCTGACACCGACGCAGCCGCCTACATCGCCGCCGTCGAAGCCGCAGACGGCCAGGCGCTGGAGGAAAAGACGCGCAAAGCGATAGACGACTTTGTGCTGGGCTGCAAGAGCGACGGCATTTGGAGCGCCATCAAGGCGAGCTGCATTCTGGCTGGGGCGCGGACGCTGACAGGCGCCTTGGTGCCGTTGGTGGGGGCGGCGCCGACGAATGTTGGCCCTTTCGTCTCTGGTGACTACAGCAGGAAGACGGGGCTACTAGGAGACGGATCCACCAAGTACCTTAACAGCAATAGAGACGGCAACACAGATCCACAGAATAGTTGCCACGTTGCGGTTTACAAAAACGACACCGCAACAATGACGGAAGGGAAAGCATTGATTGGCGGACGCGATACGGTTGGAGTAAGGAACTCGCAGATTTATTACTCTGCATCGGCTTGGCGCTTATCGGTCAGAACAGGCTTTGGAGGCTCTGTCGCAAGCACTGTATCAGCATCCACAAGCGGCTTTATTGGATGCAGCCGTTCCACCAGCACCACACTAGACTTCAGGCTTGCGCAAGTAAGTAGCAACAGCAATGCAACTTCAGTAGCTCCGGTAACGGGTAGTCACTTTGTTTATGCCAACCGAGCTGGTGCGTCTGCTGAAGGTCAGATGGCGACACGCCTCGCCTTCTACTCCATCGGCGAAAGCCTCAACCTCACCCTCCTCGACGCCCGCGTCACCCAGCTCATCACGACCTTCGCAGCGGTGATCCCATGACCCAGCCACTGACACAAGCAGTCACTGCCACTACGACTGCTCTGGAGGTGCTGCGATGAGCTGGCTCGTTTCCACACGGCAGTACATCCCCGCCGTCATCGGTGAAGCCTGGGGCGGCGGCTACTTCGCCGGCTACATCAGCCACACCGCCGATGGCAACCCAACCCACGCGCTGATCGTGGCGCCGAGGGCAACGGGGGCGACTGGCACCGGTTATACGTTGACCGGCAACCTGCAGTGGAAGACCGCAACCACAGCCACCGCCGGCACGGCCAGCGACTTTGATGGTGCAGCCAACACGGCCGCAATGGTTGCAGCGGGTATTAACGATCATCCTTCGGCTAAGTTCTGCGTTGACCTAAGTATTGGCGGGTTCACAGATTGGTATCTGCCTAGCCGCCTGGAGCTTGATATTGCTTATTTCAACCTCAAACCATCTACACAAGCCAACTTTACTTCATCAGGCATTAACAGTTATTCAGTGCCAAAAAGAACAATAAACAATACGGCAACACATCCAGCACAAACCAACTTGAGCGCCTTTAACACATCTTCAGAGGCATTTGCTGCTTTTTTCCACTGGTCATCCACGGAGGTCAATGCAGCCAATGGGTGGGGCTTAAGCTTCAGTGACGGCAGCCTTGGTGGCAACGCCAAAACGAACGTTAACCGCGTCCGCGCCTTCCGCCGCATCGCCCTCTAGCGCCACAAGCGTCCCCGACTTCCGTGGCCAGCCGCTGCCGCTCGTTAACTTGCGGATCGCGGCATCAGCACCATGAACGGCACCTCCTGCAACCCGAAACTGGAGGCCAATCGGCAGGCGTATCTCGAGTATCTCTACGACCGGGATGGACGCCACGACCCCGCCCATGCCATGCACAGCCTCTACACGGGGCTGGCAGTGCGGCGGGAGTCGGAGCTGGCAGCCGATGAGTTGAACCGCGTCTTCAAGCTGCTGGGGCGCAGTGCCATGGAGGCCGAGATCCGTGACTTCCACAAGGAGCCCGGCGCGGCCCCCTACTTCGAAGGCCTCAGCCATGCCTGAGGCGGTTCCTGGGCGGCGGCCGTTCAACCCGGCGGACAACCTGCCGCCACCGCCGTCCAGGCAGCTGGAGATGGACCTCTACGGGGCCGGTTACCGCGAGACCAGGCGCCCCGTCGGCCATGACCGCCTCAGGCTGCGGCGCCCCCGCAGCTCCGCCCTGCAGCAGTACGTGGCCATGCTCGACGCGGCCCAGCTGGTGCGGCGCATGGCGACGACCCGTACGAACCGCTCGATCCTCACTCGCATGAAACGGGAGGCGGTCACCATCGCCCTGCACCTGCCCGATGAGCAGGCCTTCGAGGGGGTCGTGGCGCGGGGGCTGGACTACCGCCCCCTGGGCCCCCAGACGGGAACCATTCCGGAACCACCGCGGTTCCAGTTGTTCTAACCCCTTGCGACGCAGCGGTTCTCAGCAAAGCGATCTGGCTGGGTGAGCCAGTGATACGGCAAAGTGGGAATCAAGTCCAGGGCGCGTTTTCCGCGTCAAGACTAGGTTCTGACTGGGTTCACCAGGAAGCACATGCCGGCGGATCGTGGCGTTTCGCACCAGAAACGGGAACCAAACGGGAACCACTTGGCCCTGGCGTACCTCCGCAGCCAGTGCGGCTCGCTGTTCCGCCGGGGCTTCCAGCTGACCCTGCATCGCCAGCAGCTGTACGTGCGTACGGCCGGCACCAAGGTCCCCCTGCGGCTGGACATCACCGCCAGCTGGCAGCAGGTCCAGGAGCGCTGCGCCGCCCTGCAGGGACTCCTGGACGAGGGCCCCTACGACTCGGCCGCCTGGTTGGAGCGCATTGAGGAAAAGCCCAGGCCCAGGCGGAAGAAAAGCCGCGACCTGGAGGAGCTGGTGGATCTGTGGCGGCGGCGCAAGCTGGCGGAGGGTTGCAGTGAGGAAACGTTTCGTAACTCCTACGAGCCCTACTTGCGGCGCCTGGATCCGGCTGAGCCCTTATGCGACAGCTCGATCCTGCGGGCCATTGAGATCCTGCCGGCCACCTCGCCCCGGAGACGGCGGGTGGTGCGGCTGTACCGGCAGGTGGCCCAGGCGGTCGGCGTGCCCTGGAACGGCGCCCTGCTGGACCCGTTGCAGGGGTTAGGTCGGGTACTGCCCAAGCGGGAGACGCCGTTCCTGGAGGACGAGCAGATCGTCACGGCAGTGGAGGGCGTGCGGGTCGACGGGCGCCTGGGTCTATGGCGGGTCGTGGCCCTGCTCGCGGTGTACGGGTTGCGGCCCTGGGAGGCCTGGGTAGCCGAGCCGGCACCGCAGCCCGACTGCATCTGGATTCCGGTGGGCAAGAAGAACTCAGCAGGCACGTCACCGCCGCGCGTGGTGCCGCCCTTCCATAGGGAGTGGGTTCGTCATTTCCGAATCGCGGATGCCCTCAAGCAGCCCCTGCCGCTGGTGCCGCCGAGCATGAATGCCGGCTCCTGGGTGAGTGGGACCCTCGCCCACAACGGCTACTTCCCCCAGGACGGCGGGCGCTACACGGCCTACGCCTTCCGGCACGCCTACGCCCGCCGCATCCACAGTCCGCGCTACCGGGTCACAGACACCCATGGAGCCCTGTTCATGGGGCACACGGTGGCCATGCACAACTCGACCTACCGACGCTGGCTGAACGTCTGCGAGGACCCGCTGGCGACCTACGGCTTTGGCGCTACCAGCCCCGACGACGGATCAGCAGGCCCGCCTCGGTGAGGTTCACCTGCAGGACGCGGCGCAGGCCCTTGTTGATCCAGCGGTAGTGGCGCCCCTCGACCCAGTGGGGGTAGCGCAGCCGGCGGTGCAGGCTGGTGGCGGACATGCCCAGAGCGATGGCGGCCCGGGTCGTGCTGGTCCACGGGCTGGCGGTGGTGTCGGCCTGGGCGACCGGGGTGCTGCCTGCCATGGCGTGCATTGCGGCGTACGGCGCGCGCACTGTAGGCCCTGGCGCTCGCGGCTGCAATCAAGCGAAGCGACATTCTAGTTTCGACCGCTCGGGCAAAACCTCGCCAGGCGCCCGTCAGATGTCCGGCCCTGACTAGATTTCCCGCAGGCAGGCGGTCGCCATGACACCTGAGCACTGGGAAAGCTATGTGTTCGGTCTCATTGATCTTTCTCCAGCCTCCGCCAGACGGCGGTTCCGTCAGTCCATCAAGGACAGTTGGGGCTGCTGCGCCTACTGCGGACGCAGCCGAGGCGACTCAGGAGAGGAACTGGCGCTGACCCTGGATCACGTCAGGCCCCGCTCCCATGGCGGCAACACCCTGCGCAGCAACCTGATCCCCGCCTGCCGTCGCTGCAACCTCTCCAAGGGCAGCGAAAGGGACTGGCACGGTTGGTACCTTAGGCAGCAGTTCTATTGCCAGGACCGGGCCGCCAGGATCAGGGCCTGGCTGCAACCGGGCTGGAACCCCGGACAGTCCCATCCCCAGTCGGCGAGCGAGGGCGGCGATGACACGGCATCTTCTACCCAACTGGCAGGACTGGGACTGGGAGGATGGCGACGAGGGCGGGGACTGGCTGGACGACCTGCAGGGGGAGCGAGAGAGCCTGAGCGAGAACGGCCTCAGCCTGGAGCAGCAGTGGACCATGCGCCAGGTGGCGGAGGAGGCCCAGGCGATGAGCCGGGAGGAGCTGATCTGCGCGCTGCTGGATTGCTGGGAGCAGAGGTTCGGCGAGAAGATGGCCTTCGCGGAGGCGGCCCACAGCCTGGGGATCCCCGTGAAGACTTCTGGCCCGGAGTTTGCGCGGCGGCCTAGGAGTCGCGAGGACTTCACGGAAATCTTCGGCTACGAGCCCACGCCTCAGCAGGCATTGGCGTTCCTGGAGCAGATGGAAGAAACTGCCACAATGGAACTCAACATGGAGCGAGTTGTTGACTCCGTGGAGTAAGTCTCTCGCCAGGTAGGGGAAGCCAGATGGACCCGCGTCGCCGCGCCCTGCTCGACACGATCAGCTACGCCGAGGGCACCTGGCGAGGCGGAGGTTCCGAGGGCTACCGGGTGATGTTCGGTGGCGGACTGGCTGACCCAGGCCGCAGCGGTGGCGGACATCCTG